GGGGCTATTAATAAACTAATGAGATTGGAGTGATTTATGTTTATAGAAGAAAATTCAAAACCAAGAGAAAAATTAAAAGCTTGGTATCTGTTTACAGATGATTTTATTGCGGGAACAGCCCATTGTACTAATGTTTCGATTGGCTGTTATGTACGATTATTGTGTTGGAATTGGAATAAGGGTTGTCAAGGTATACCAAACAATGCCACTACATATCATCGTATAGCAACCTGTGTCACAGAAGAAGAAAAATTAGCTTGTGATGAAGTTATAAAAGAGTTTTTTCACGAGGTAAATGGTGTTTATCAAAACGAAAGACAATTACAAGAATATCTTTATATTACAAACAGAAGGGAAGCTTCCAGAAAAAATGGAAAGCTGGGCGGTAGACCAAAAAAACCTAGCACAGAACCTAGCACAAAAGCTAACAGAAAGCCCCCAACCCCTAACCCCTTACCCTTACCTAATACCAAAACCAATAATTTTAGTATATTTTGGGAAAAGATAAAATATAAGGTCAGTAAAGGTAGAGCCGAAAAAAACTTTGGAAAACTTGATAAAGAATGGCATAATAAACCAACTGAACTTTGCGAATTGTTTAACAAATATTATGATTCTGTAACAGATAAACAATATGCTAAACACCCCGCACATTGGTTGTCAGATAAAAAATATTTAGATGAAATACCATCGAGCAATACAGAAAAGGTTGATATGTATGCTTTGAGGTTAAGGGGTTTTAAAGAATGTATAGATAAAAAAATGACAAAACCTTTTATAATTTCATCAGCAAGACAAAACCCAAGCGATGTTTTAAGAGCAATAAAAGAAGGTGAGTTCACAAAACAAGATGCAGAACTTTATTTAGACATGAAGGGTTGGGTATGAATTACAGAACAATACATTATCCAGTAATTAATAAACATACCATTGGCAATGCCTTAAAATGTAATAAATGTAATTCTGCTGTAGTATGGATTTTAAATAATCGAGAATATAATTATACAAGACAAAATGGCAGAATAAAAAATCTTAATGGTAAAGACTATAAAATTTGTTTATGCAAGGGTAAAAAAGATGTTTAAAGCAATAGCATTAATCTGTTCAGCTTGGATAGCAAACGGAGAAGCCAAACAATCCTGTTTTACTCATATGTTTGATTGGAAGTTTGAAACAAAAAAAGAATGTCAAATGCGATTAATATATTATCGTGCCAAACAATTACCGCCCTATCACAATATTGTTATGGGTGAATGTATAGAGGTTCATAAATTATGATTGGTAAAGATATTTGTGATGAGATTTTAAAAATCATAAATGCTAGAGGTAACAATTATGGCGATATAAAGGCTAATCACGAAGATATAGCAAAAGGGTGGGAGGTTATACTTAACACCCCTATATCAGCCGAAAAAGTGGCATTATGTATGGATTGGGTGAAAACAGTACGTTTAAAAAGCAATCCAAAACACCGAGATAGCTATATAGATAAAATTGGCTATACAATAACCTATTCCGAATGTATAAAGAATAAATAATGGATGTATATTTATGAAAATAAAACAAATAGGAATAGATGAATTAATACCTTACCACAATAATCCCAGAAAAAATCAAGCAGTAAACAAAGTAGCTAGTTCAATCAATGAATATGGTTTCCAGCAACCTATTGTAGTCGATAAAAATATGATAGTTATTGTTGGACATACACGATTATTAGGGGCAAAAAAATTAGGTTTAAAACAAGTGCCAGTTTATATTGCCGATTTGTCAGATTCTAAAGCTAAAGCATATAGGATAGCAGATAATCGATTAAATGAGGATTCTATTTGGGATTTTGATTTATTAGATTTAGAAGTGAAAGGCTTGTTAGAAGATAATTACAATATAGACTTGTTAGGTTTTGACTCTGTTGAATTAGATAAGTTTTTAAAAAATGATGAAAAATATTTAACTGATGAAGATGAAGTTCCAGAACCACCAAAAGAACCAAAGGCAAAACTTGGAGATATTTACAAATTGGGCGAACACAAATTAATTTGTGGGGACTCTGTAATTGAAGAAAATTTAAAAAATTTATTGGAAAATAAAAAAGCAGATTTAGTGTTTACTGACCCACCATATAATGCAGATTATAAATCACGAGGAAAAAATGAATTATTAAGAAAGGGTATAAAAAACGATAATATGTCAAACGATGATTTTCAAATTTTTGCTGAAAATATTTTTAAAGCAATAAAGGAAAATACTTATAAAGGCAGTTCAATGTATATTTGCTGTAACTGGAAAGACTCATATCCAAGATTTTATTTTATTGCTGAAAAAAATAACATTAATGTATCAAATTGTATTGTATGGAATAAAGAAAGTGCGGGAATGGGTTGGAACGATTACAGATATCAATTTGAGTTCATATTATATGGTTTTGAAAAAACACAAAAACATAATTTTTATGGAGACAGAAAAAATACAGATATATGGTCTTTAAAACGAGATTCCAGAAATACATATGCACACCCAACACAAAAGCCAGTTGAGTTAATTGAAAGAGCAATTATTAATTCAAGTTTGCAAGAACAAACAGTATTAGACTTATTTTTAGGTTCTGGCAGTACATTAATTGCTTGTGAAAAAACAAAAAGAAAATGCCTTGGATTTGAATTAGACCCAAAATATGTAGACGTAATAATTCAAAGATGGGAAAACTTTACTGGTAAGAAAGCTAAATTATTAAATGGCTAGACCAAAAAAATATAAAATAAACAATGAAGAAGTTGAAAAATTAGCATCATTTGGCTGTACAAACACCGAAATAGCTGAATTTTATGGCTGTGATGAAAGCCTTATTAGAAAGAGTTTTTCCGAATATTTAACAAAAGGCAGAGCAAAAGGTAAAATTAGATTAAGGCAACTTCAATGGAAGTCAGCAGAAAAAGGTAACGTAACTATGCAAATATTTTTAGGCAAAAATATATTAGGTCAGCAAGACAGATTAGAGGAATCAGAATTAGAAGAACCTTTATCATGGTCTATTGAGTAATGCCACTTTCAGAACCACAAAAAAAAGTTATTAACAATCCATCAAGATTTAGGGTTTTAATTACAGGCAGAAGATTTGGTAAAACATTTTTAGCAATTAATGAAATAGCCAAATTTGCTTCACAGCCCAAGAAGAAGGTTTGGTATGTTGCCCCCAGTTATAGACAAGCAAAAGCGATTTGCTGGGGTGTATTAAAAGAAAAAATGATATATCACAAATGGGTTAAGACAATAAATCACAGCGACCTTACAATTACACTTAGAAATAATTCACAAATTACACTTAGGGGAAGCGATAACGAAAGTAGCTTGGTTTGAAGTGCTTAGACCAACATTATCAGATACAAATGGTCATGCTTTATTCTGCGGAAGCCCTAGAGGATTTGGGAACTGGTCATATGAATTATTTAAAATGGGTGAAATGAACAACGAATGGTCATCATTTAAATATACTACTTTAGAGGGCGGACAAGTACCACAAGAAGAAATAGAACAGGCAAAACAAGATTTAGATTTAAGAACATTCCAGCAAGAATATGAAGCAACTTTTGTAAACTATTCGGGAATGATTTATTATAATTTTAGTAGAGATAAAAACATTCTGGAAAAATACAATAAAGACAGCCCAATTTATCATATAGGTTTAGATTTTAACATTGACCCTATGAGTGGTGTCGTTTGTATTGTTCAGAATGAAAAAATAATTGTAATAGATGAAATACAAATATACAGTAGTAATACAAATGAAATGGTTGAAGAAATTAAAAATAGATACAAAAACAAACAGATAGCTGTTTATCCCGACCCAAGTGCAAGGCAAAGAAAGACTTCAGCGGGAGGTGTTACAGATTTAGCCATACTCAAAAATGCTGGGTTTAGTGTAAGGACTAGAAACACAGCCCCATTAGTAAGAAACCGAATAAATGCAGTAAATTCAAAATTGAAAAATGTTAATGGAAAAAATTCTTTGTTTGTTGTAAAATCATGTAGAAATGTTATTAAAAGTTTGGAACGTCAAATTTATAAGGAAGGTACAACACAACCCGATAAAGACAGCGGTTTTGACCATATGAACGATGCCTTGGGTTACTTAGTGGAATATTTATTCCCATTACGAAGAAACTTTGTGCCTAGCCAACCGCAAAGGTGGAGTTAATGAACAGAAAACAATTACAGCAAAAGCATGAATTATGGGAAGCCAACATAGCAAATTGGGAGTTTTACATAAGAAGTTATTTGGGCGGTAATGATTACAAAAACGGATATTATCTAAACAAATATATTTTAGAAAGTGAAGAAGAATATAATGGAAGGGTAAGGCACACACCTGTTGATAACCATTGTAAAAATGTTGTGCAGATATACACAAGCTTTCTTTGGAGAGTACCACCATCAAGAGATTATGGGGATTTAGATGGCGATGAATCATTGTTATCTTTTTTAGATGATGCAGATTTAGACGGAAGAAACTTTAATACTGTAATGCGGGAAGTTCAAATGAATGCTAGTATTTATGGTAATTGCTGGGTTATTGTCGATAAGCCACAAACTGTAACAAAGACAAGAGCAGAAGAACTAGCACAGGATATTAGACCATATATTTCTATTCTTACCCCCGAAAATGTTGTTGATTGGAATTATGCTAGGGCTTCAAGTGGTAGATTTTATTTAGATTATTTAGTTGTCATTGAAGATATTAATGCAGAACGGGCAATCGTAAAAGTATTTACAGAAGAATTGATAAGTACATACGAGGTTGAAGAATACGAAAAAGAATATGAAGAAGGTAGTGCAAAACTTCTTGAAGAAATTGCCAACCCGATAGGCAGAATACCAGCAGTAAATGTCTATAACCTCAGAGGACATAAAAGACCTATCGGGATAAGTGATTTAGCAGATGTTGCTTATCTTCAGCAATCCATATACAATGATTATTCCGAGAAAGAGCAATTAATTAGATTATCCAATCACCCAAGTTTAGTTAAAACACCGAATGTCGAAGCAAGTGCGGGTGCTGGTTCTATTATTGAAATACCCGAAGATTTAGAAGCTAGTTTAAAGCCATATATAATCCAGCCTAGCGGTCAAAACCTAGACGGAATTATGAAATGTATACAAATGAAAGTTGATGCCATAGACCGCATTACTCATATGGGAAGTGTTAGGGCTACAGGACAACAAATTGCAAGTGGGATAGCCTTGCAAACAGAATTTCAGCTTTTAAATGCACGATTATCAGAAAAAGCAGATTATTTAGAAAATGCTGAAATGCAAATATGGTCATTGTTTGCTACATGGCAAGATAAACAATGGAATGGTCAAGTCAATTACCCAGATACATTTGACATTCGTGATTGGGCTAATGATTTACAATATTTACAAATGGCTAAAGCTAGTGGGATTAAATCTGAAACATTTAATAAAGAACTTGATAAGCAAATTGCAGAAGCGGTCATTGATGATAGCGAAACAATTAGAACTATTAATGATGAGATTGATGCAACAAGAGCAGTTAGAGGCCAGTTTCAAACAACAGAAGTGGAAGGTCAAACAGTTGGCGAAGAAGAAGCGGAAAGTTAGACGAGTACCCAAAGATAAAGAAACCAAGATACCTAAAAAATATCTTTCGGGTTTAAAAGGT